AGTAAGGTCCTGTTCCTGTTGGTACATCTATTACATCTATGTATGATGCTGATTGTGCATATGAAGCACTTAATGCAAAATTTGAGTAAGAAGCTGTTACTGATCCTAGTAGGTGACTTGCTGTTGCTGCATTTGTTGCAAAAGAACTTGATCCTGCTTGTAGTGCATAAGAGGCTGTTTGTATAAATGAAGCGGTTGCTGCATAAGAAGCAGAAGTTGCTATGGAAGCTGTATTACTAGATTCAGCAAAAAAAGCAGAAGTTGCTATAGATGCTGTATTGCTATTCTCTGCAAATGAAGCTGATATAGATGATGATGCAAACCCTACTGCTTCTGTATATGAAGCAGATATTGCAAAAGTTGCTGTAATGGCTGTTGGTGAAACAATTCCTGTTATCCCTGATCCGTCTCCTACAAATAGATTTGCTGTTATAGTATCTGTTACTATTAAAGATCCTGTAATACTTGCACTTCCAGATAAAGATCCATCCCACTCTGCTGCTATACCTGTTAACCCAGATCCGTTTCCTGTAAATGATCCGGTATAAGATCCAGTATTAAATGAACCTGTAAATGTATTAAATGCTGTTAATGTTGTTAATCCACTTGTATTGAAATAGGAAGCAGTTGTTGCAAAAGAAGCAGATGTTGCTTGATTAGAAATTGTTGCGTAAGAGGCAGATACTTGAACTGGTGCCCATGAAGCAGATAATGCTTGAGAGGCGTAAGATGCTGTTCCTAGTAAAGAACTTGTTATAGATGTAGCGTGTATATTTCCTTCTACTTGTAATTTTCCTAGAGTTGGGGTTGCAGTTCCAATACCTGTATTACCGCTTGAACTAATATACATTCTAGGTGTTACAAGTCCATTTGAGAAAAATCCTATACCATCGTCATATATTACTGATCCTAGTGCTGTAGTATTAAAACCTCCTGCTTTCCAGTGTATTCCGTTTGTTGGTACTATATCAACTCCTGCTACTGATTGTATCTTTCCTGTTACTTGTAGTGTTGATGATACTGTTTGACTACCTGTTATATCTAGAGATCCTGTTAATACTACATCCTGTATTAATGGATTAACATATGATGCTGTTTGTGCACTTGTAAATGATCCACTCCAGTATGATGCTGTTGCAGCATAAGAAGAAGATATTGCGTAAGAAGAACTTGCTATCGAACCACTCCAATATGAAGCTGTACTTGCAAAAGAAGCTGATGTTGCATTTGTTACAGATCCTGTAAAGAAAGAAGCAGTTACTCCTGTCAATCCTGATCCATTTCCTGAGAAAGAACCTGTAAAAGAACCTGTAAAGTTACTTCCTGATGCCTGGTATCCGTTTAGGTTTAGGCTTGTTAAGTTTGATCCATTTCCTGAGAATGATCCTGAGAATGATCCAGATACTCCTGATGCAAATCTTAGGTCTACATTTCCTCTATCTACTCTAAGGGATCCTGATATATCTACACTTCCTGTAATTATTCCATCCCATTGTGAGGAAGCTGTTACGTATAGAAGGTTAGATCCATCTCCATAGAATGCAGAGGCAGATATGGATTGACTCACATTAAGTGAGCCTGATACCTGTACATCGTTATTAAATATATGCTCGTTAGCCATGTCTTATATTGTTTTATACTTTTCTCTTAAATGCTGTTACTAGCATATTTATCTCGAAGTTTCCTCCTACTGCATTTACTGATAAAGAAGCAGATGTTAAAGAAGAAGCATTTAAGCTAAATGTACTATTTATTGCATCTCCTGTTGCTACTACATAATTATCTGATATATCTGCATGTCCTGATCTGTCCCAAGTACCTAATAATGTACCTACTTTCTTTTCGTTTTCAGTAGCAGTTGTTAGGACATAGTCTGCTTTAAATCCAGCGTAACCTGCTGAGGCAGATATTGGGAAAGTCATCAGAGTTGTCACTCCTGAGAGGCTACTTGTTGAGTATTGAAATATATCTACTTTAGCAGCTGTTGTACTTCCTGTTGTAATAGTTAAAGTACTTCCTACTGTTACTCCTTGAAGTGATGTACTTCCTGATATAACTGTTAAAGATCCTGTAATAGCTGCACTACCGCTTCTAATTCCATTCCAGTTGGCTGTTGTTATACCTGTTAGTCCTGATCCATTTCCTACATAAGATCCAGAAAAAGAACCGCTAAAAGAACCACTTCCTTGAAAAGTAGTTCCTGGTTGCATTATTATAGATCCTGATACTACTAAAGGCCCTATTACTGTTAAATTACTTATTGTTGGCATATTTTGTTATGTTTATTTTTACTACGGTACTCTTACCATTACAAAGGGTCCGTCTTTATATAGAGCTCCAATCGGTAATGACATTACCCCTGCATAGTCTTGTTGTATATCTAGTAACTCAGGCATAAATACCTTTACAGCATTCAGTGTTAATATTCTTTGTGCAAAATCTCCTTTTATTAAAGCGTCTGGTCTTGTTGAATTATCTATATAAAGCTGATCATACTCTTCTGATATGTAATCTCCTGAGTTTGCTCCGATGTATACATTTCTTGCTCCTTTTTCTAGTTTTGGACCTCCTGCTTCAAAACCTATACCTACATTTGCCTTACCGTCAATAAGGTTCCTAAATGCTCCTTTACCTACAGCTGTATTGTATGCACCGGTTTCTAGAGATGATAGAGTTTCTGCGCCTATTGACACATCTGCATATCCTTGCCTTACTTTAAATAAAGATAAGTACCCCAAAGCAGTCTCAAAACTCGATTCATTAGCTTTAGATAGTACTTGACTTCCTATTCCTGTTGAATACTTTCCATTGTTACCTCCTCCTGCTAGATATCCTAAGTATGACGATTCGTTTCCTGCTCCTTGACCTGCTCCATACCCTACTGCAACAGTCTGACTGGTTGCTGATTGACCTGCTGCATATCCTATTGAAACAGTTTGATCCTCTGCTTGTGATCCTGCATAAAATCCTACTGCTACACTACTACCTGGTGAATTATTTAATGTATTTTCCCCTACACCAATTGAATCTGTTGTTGGGTTGTGTATTTTAATATTCTGATGAATAGTTGTAACACCTTTTAGGTTAATGGTCGGTGAAGACCCTGATACAATAAATGATCCTGTTATCTCTGCATTTCCATTTCTTCTACCATTCCATATTGCTGTAGAAGTAATACCTGTTAACCCTGATCCATCTCCTATAAATGATCCTGAGAATATAGATCCTGATATTGAAGAAACTCCTGTAAAATTTACTGTTGTTCCTACTCCTCCTGATACAATTAATGATCCTGTTATTTGTGCATTACCGTTTCTAATACCATTCCACGTTGTTGATACTCCTGTCAATCCTGCTCCATTTCCTACGAAAGAACCAGAGAAAAGCGATGCAGACACCTGGCTATGTATAGTTACTTGACCAGTTGCAAAATCACCGTAAATAAGAGGTGTATCGTCTGGTATATTATTTATGTACAGTTTATTGTCCTGTAAGGGAGTATTTGTAATCGGTCCTGCTCGGTACCCTAAGTACAGATTTCCACCACCACTACCTACGTTTTCTGCTGTACCGTATCCTAAAGCTGTATTACTATCTCCTCCATTTAGGTTTATTAGTGAATCACTTCCTACTACTGTATTTGCTTCACCTGTTGCATTTCGTAAGGAAGAGTTACCTACTGCAATATTAAGTTGGTTATGCAACTCATACCCTGCATTTTGTCCAATAAGTATGTTATTAGCGTCTAGAGCATTTGTTCCTGCACCAGATCCTATACTTAGATTTCCTGCTGCATCTATTGGTTCAAATCTTCCAGCTAGAGTTAGTATACTTCCATCAAAAGTAAGATACTGCTCTCCTTGAAGTGATGCTCCTCCAGTTGCTGTTAATAACCTATTGTTTTGATTACCATCTATTGTTACTGTACCTCCTCCTGGTGCTGGTAATTCAACACTGTGGTATGTTGGGTCGTCTGTATCGTTATCGAACCATAATTTTAACTCTTTTGAAGTAGAGTTAGGTATATTGTGAATGGAACTTGAGAAGTAAACAGAAGAGAAGTTCTCATCCATTTCTACATGGGTAAGAGCTGCTCCTTTACTTGTTCTAAATGTTATTGCCATAGTACTTTATTATAAATATCTTCTTTTAATCTTCTATTGTTAGATACCTCCGTACATAATATATGCTAAAGCATAGTAAGGCGGTAGGTTTTTATTAGTACCTGATTCCCCTGTCGGTGAGTCTTCTACGAATACATTCTGCCCTACACCTGTTCCTTTCAACCCTGTCGTATTATTGTATATTTGACCACTTGTTGCTGCTGTAGCTTCTGCATCTCCTCCCTGTACCTGTCTATTCCCATTACCGTTATCACTGACGTTTGTGTTAATATTATGTGTGTGCCCCGGGTCTACTATCCTTATATTGTGTGAATGCTGTACAACTACTGCATCTTTGGTACCACCGGTTGTTGTTGCTGTACCTGTCACATTAGTTGTTGGTGTTACTCCGTAGTTTGTAGTAGCTCCTATTATAAACTTGTCCTGTAGATTTGGTGTTACTATTCCGTTTATAGTTTGTCCATTACATAAGTACCATCCTGTTGGGATTGCTGAGTAAGTTCCTGACCAAAGTATAATACCTCCTTTTGGAATTGGTGCTGCATCTATCTTCTGTACTAGTCCTGCTGATGTTGCTACTAAAGCACTTGTTGTTGCTGCAGAACCTGCTGATAGTAATTTTATAGTTGCATTCCCTGTAGTCGTAAAAGAACCTGTTACAATAGTGTCTCCGTTTACATCCAATTTAGCATTAGGTGTAGGAGTATTGATTCCCACATCCCCAGCTTGGGTAATTCTCATATTTTCTGTCCCTACTGTTGCAAAAGTTAATCCAAAGAATCCAGATAAGTTAACAGGGTTTGTTCCGCTTACTTTACTTAACCCATAATGTGCATAAGTATCTCCTGATGAGCCTGTAGCATAGTTATCCCAAACTCTAAAACCTATTTTCCCGTTTACAATTTCTGTTGAGATATTACCATTTACAAGTAGTTTTTCTTGTGTAGTACTTGTTCCAATACTTACTTCATCTCTAAAATACCCTCTACCTTCTACATGTATTGCTCTTGTAGGTAACAATGTACCTATACCTAATCCTACAGGAGTCCATGCCCCTACCCCTGTGGTTGTATTGCTTCCTATATTAATTATAAGGTGACCTGGTTGTTGTGGTTTTGTACCGAAGACCGGATCAGTAGGTATGTATGTTTTTATGTATAGATTATTGTTATTGTTGTTATCTTTTCCTATAGTACCCATAAAAGTAGATCCTTGGTAGAAGTCTACAGTAGCTTTCTTAGCCTGACTGTTACCGGAAGTGGTGCTCTCTAACCTTAATGTGGCTGGAGTAATAGTTGAACCTACTGCATGTATTTTTGTATTGATTGCAGGAATAGTTGCTCCTATTCCTAATTGCTGTGAAGTAGTGTATATGAACCCTGTATCTGCATCTAATCTAGGATCTGTAGCATGTCTAAATTGAATGTTCCTTGGATTTCCTGCTACCACAAGTGTTGGATTGTTTCCTGTAGTTGGTTGTAATTCAATCTCTACAGACCTAGCAGTTCCGAAATTGTCATCCTGTGACATATTTAGGTTTGCACTCCCT